ACAGTTCAAATCGTCGCCGGGCATGTCTTGGACTGCTTGCGGGGGCTGCCCGACGAAAGCGTGAATTGTGTTGTGACGAGCCCGCCTTACTGGGGCCTTCGGGACTATGGAGTCGAGCCGCAGATTTGGGGCGGCGTTTCGCGGTGCGCCCATGAATGGTCGGATCTGATTACATTCAACGCGACGAATCACACCGACAAGAAGCGTTGGCAACATACGCGAAACGGGCGTGACGAAGAACAGCCGATCGAGAAACGGGTCGCTTGGCTGCGCACGAGGGTTCCGCAAGGTCGGTTCTGTGAGCGATGTAAAGCGTGGGTCGGGAGCCTCGGGTTAGAGCCGGATTATCGACTCTATGTTGAGCATATCGTTGGGATTTTTGAAGAGGTTCGGCGGGTTCTACGAGGCGATGGCGTTGCGTGGCTTAACCTTGGGGATTCCTACTGCAACTATCGAAGTGGGGATAAAGGCGGGATGCCTGGGCAAACCGTTCATGGCGGTGTAGAGCACGGGCAACCAGCGAGGCCGAATAAAGGTAACGATGCAGCGGATGCCGGACGCGCTTTAGGCTGTCCGCGGCGAGCTACCCGTCAAGATGGCCTTAAAGAAAAAGATCTTGCCGGCATCCCTTGGCGCGTGGCTTTCGCTCTTCAAGATGCAGGCTGGTGGTTGCGCAAAGACAACATCGTTCACAAGCGCAATCCCATGCCCGAGAGCGTGGAAGACCGCACTACCACGGCGCATGAGTACGTGTTTCATCTGACCAAATCCGAACGCTATTGGTACGACGCGAAAGCCATTGAAGAACCTTTTCTGACAGACCCCCGCGAAAATTATCCGGCGCGGGCGAAAGTTATGGGCCGAGGACAACAAGGCCTTGCCCTGGCGAGAGGTAATGATCGAGACAAATCCGGCGGGTTCCCGGCCAGAGAGGGCCGGAACAAACGCTCTGTCTGGACTGTTTCGACCTCGCCAACGACCGAAGCGCACTTCGCGACCATGCCTGAAGAGGTGGCCGAGATTTGTATCCTCGCAGGATGCCCGGTCGGAGGTATGGTACTCGATCCATTCCTCGGCAGCGGGACCACAGCGATAGTCGCCGAGCGCCTTGGGCGGCGTTGCATCGGGATCGAACTCTCGCCAAGCTATGTTGCGATGAGCGAAAGGCGGGCACGTCAGCCTGGCCTTGCGTTCGATGTTGCCAGCGATTAAACCACACAGGCCGGCTGTAAAAACCTGACTTAGGTGCTAAGATCCCTCCTCGAGGTCGAGGAGGACAGCACGTATGGCGGATGGCGCATTCCCGGAGATTGAGCAGTTCTCCCGCGCCGGCGGTCTGGGTAATCCGCTCGGCGGAGCACTGGGCGGGACCTCGGTCGAAGTCGATATGGGGGAACTCGCCGTCGAAGTGCGCGACGACGGCAAAGGCGGTCAGATCATCGCCGTCACCGCCCCGGCCGTTCACACGCACGATTATGACGACGAAGAGTTCGACGCAAACCTGGCCGAAGACGGACGTGTTGCCGAAGGCATCCTGACCGCCGTCGCCGACGAGCTCCTGCAGGGTGTCGAAGCCGACGAGATGACCCGGTCCGACCTGATCAGGCAGTATCAGAGTGGGCTCGAGCTCCTAACCAATAAGAACGAAGAACCCGGAACCTCGCAAAGCCAGGCGCGGAGCACGATCACCCAGATCAACCATCCGCTGCTGACCGAGGCCATGGTTAAATACCATAGCGGCGCCCTAGCCGAGATGATCCCCGCCGAGGGGCCGGTCAAGGTCGCGACCACCGGACAAGTGTCCTCGGAGGAGGAAGAGGCCGCCCAAGATTTCAGCGACATGTTCAACTATTTCCTGATGGACATCGCTACCGAGTGGTACGACGACACCTCGCAAATGCTGATGCATCAGGCCTATTGCGGCAACGGGTACAAGAAAATCTATCGCTGCCCGATGCGCATGCGCCCGGTCTCCGAGTCGGTCAGGATGATCGATCTAATCGTCTCCGAGGAGGCAACCTCGCTTGATAATGCGCTGCGGGTGACGCACCAGTTCTTCCCGAGCCGGGCCGAACTGAAGCGCATGATGATCCTCGGGAAGTACCGGAACTTCACTATCCCCTACAGCTCGATGCAGACCCCGCTCGGGGTGAGGGCCCTCAAGCGCTCGGAGGGGCTCGCTCCTCAGGCGATGCGGCCGCAGGACGCGCCGCTGCATCTCTATGAGTGCGATATGAGTCTCGATCCCGAATTCTTCGACATCGGCGGCAAATACGAACGCGAAGCACCGGAAGGGCTGCCTCTGCCTTACAAAGTAACGGTGCACAAAGATACGCGGGAAGTGCTCGGTATATGGCGGAACTGGGAGGATGGCGACGATCTATATCTGAAGAATAACATGTACGTCAGGTATGGATTGATCCAGGGACTCGGATTCCACAAATGGGGCTTCCTGCAGCTGCTGGGTAATCAGACCCGAGCATTGAGGGCGATATGGCGGTTATTGATTGACTCCGGCATGTTCTCGAACTTCCCCGGCGGGGTGAAGATCAAGGGCGCGCGCACTAGCACCAACGAGATCCGGCCCGGCCCCGGCGAATGGGTCGACATCGATGTCCCCGGATCCACCGACATTAGAAGCGTTCTAATGCCGCTGCCCTATAAGCAGCTCGACGCGGTCTTTGTCCAGTTCGCCCAGATGATTCAGGACAGCGCCCAGAAGCTCGGCGGGATGGTCGAGCTCGAGGTCGGCGAGGGCCGGACCAACGTGCCGGTCGGCACCATCATGAGCCAGATCGAGCAGTCGACCCAGATCATGGCTGCGGTCCACAAGGGCAACCACAACTCGCAAAAGGACGAGATCCACAAGCTGCGCAAATTGTTCGCGAAATTCCCCGAGGATCTGTGGCGGCTCAACCCGAACCCGGCCCGGCGCTACCAGACTGCGGCCGAGTTCATGGACCTCAACCTGCAGCCGGCGAGCGACCCGAACATTCCGGCCCAAGCCTCGCGCATCATGCAGATCTGGGCGCTCCTGACTTTGGTGCAGCAATCTCCGGCCCAATTCGATATTCAGGAGGTGTTGCGCCGGGCGCTGTCGGCGATCCGGATCGCCGATCCCAAGACGGTGCTGCTGTCGCCCGAGCAGCAGGCCGCCGCCGCCGCCAACGCGCCGCCGCCCGCCGCACCGCCGCCGGATCCGGCCAAACTCGCGATGGCCCAGGCAAAAATCACGCAGGGCCAGCAGCAGCACGAAGGCAAGATGCAGGAAATCCAGGCCGACGCCGCCAACCAGCAGCACCAAACTTCGGTCAAAGCTAACGCGGCTGCGCTAGAGTCGGCCGATCGCCAGGCCGACCGGAACGCACGCCTGCAAGAAGCCGCTATGCGAGCCAGCGTCGATCGCGATAAAATCGCCGCCGACTTCGCCAAGTCGCAACAGCCTCCGCCAGCCCCGGAAGGTGGGACGGCGAGCTCACTGTTTGGGGGTTAGGGTGCGTCACGCATTCGACGTCGCGCAGCATCAATGTATGGATTGCAGTGCGACACAAGACGAAATTGATGATAATATCGCGACCGTGGAATGCCTTGGCCCGATAGGGTACGAATTACGCAAAGCCGCGATCGAGGCCGATGTCGCGAGAAGGCTGGCAGAGAGGAGCGATGACAGCGATGGCTGAGCGACCGGGACGAAAAGCCGCGCGGGATCTGATGAACCGCACGGGATACGGCAGCCGCGGCGGCCATCTCGGCCGTGCCGACGGCGGTGGTGATTCCGACAAGGCCCAAGATGAAGCGCTGGCCCGGAGCACGATAAAGCAACACGACGATCAGCTCCACGGCGGCAAAAAAACCCATCTGAGATTTCAGGACGGCGGCTCCTCGGCTGGCATGATGTCGCCGCGCCGCGGCGATCGGCCGGCGCGCAGAGGCGGTGGCGACAAGGGCAAAGGCGGCGATCATCCACGCGTCAACATCCTGATACATTCCAATCCCCCCGGTGCGGCCGGCGG